TCCATAAAGTGGATTTACTGTAGCAACATTTTCTAATCTTAAAGCGTCTAGTGCTACGTAGTAATTTGCGGACGGATTAACTCCGTCAATAACGCATGCATATATCTTAACTACAGAGACTGCGTTCCAATCAAATCCAGATGTTCTATATAATTCTTGTAATTGTTTTGTTACAACAAAATATCTTTCTGTAGCAAAATCGTATTGTCCACCACTACTATCGTCAGCAACTTCTGCTTCAAGTCTTGCAAACTGTGTTCCGCTTGTATTTTCAAATGAAACTAAAACTCTTGCTCTTTCTGGTTGAGTGCCAGCCTCGTATGTTCCATCTCTATTTACTATTGAAAATGCTAGTCTTAATTGATCTGTTGGAGAGTTTTTTGAAAAATCAACTGTTGTTCCGCTTAATCTAATATAATTTGATGACGCCCCTATTTCAAAAGTATCTTGTGTTGGACCACTATCTGATTCAATGTCAAGATCAGCCTGATTACCTTTTATCATAATTATATTATTTAAAAATCTTGGTCTTTCATATCTTGCAACTCTTGGTGATTTAAAAAATATTGGATTATCTGCGTTTGTTTGAAATACTGGATCCGTTACAGCAATAATGTTGTCATAGTTTGGAGCATCTAGCGGATCAGTTTCTGTATTAATTGCCACTGCCGATGCTGCTGTTACGTATTGCCAGTTTTCGTTTTGTGTAAACGCAAAAACCGTTTTACTATCATATGCTCCTGCAGATGGATTAGATCCTGCAGAGTATATTCCAATTTCAGATATTTCATATCTTTCTTCTGTTGGCAGTTCTGCTGTTAAAACAATTTTATCTACACCGTCTTCGTTTACAAAACCTCTAGAAGATATTGGAACACGAAACATCTCAAAATTTAAATTTGTTTTTGTTGAATAATCTCCGATTTCATCGGCAGTATCTAGTGGAGTAGCACCACAACCAATAGCAATATACGAGGCATAGGCAGGAGCCTGTCCAAGTAGATACTTTGCAATAATAGATTTACCAATATTAGTTATCATGAGGCGTAGTCTCCAAGATCTGCTTCATATATTGTACCACTTACGCTGATTTGTGTTTCTACTTGTTCGTCAGGATTTACGTTAATAAATTCAATGATTAAGTCTCCTGCTGCGTTAAGGTATGCGTTTTCTCCATTAGTCCCGTTGCCAGTTTCTGGAATTTTGTCTTCTAGTTTAATTGAGAATCCAGCAAAAAATTTATCTGCTGTTTGCTGTAGGCTAAGAATATTATTTGGGTTATACCTTTGCTGAATGGCTGAAAGGTTTTTGATTGGCTGATATGATATTTTTTGTCCATTAACAATATCAGACCTTGTTATGCTAATTAATTCTTGACCACCAATATTTTCAAATATTTGATCAAACATTCCATCTGTAGGAACGGATTCTTCATCAAATAATATAATGTCCAGAGTCGCTGTTTTAACTGGTGGTGGAGCAGCAAACATTCTTGCAGAAAACATTTCTGGTTCTGGTGCTGGGGGTGTTGCTGTAATACTTGCGCTGGGAAGAGGGCCTCCTGAAGTTACACCACTGTTGACAGGAATGATAGATCCATGCCCTGCAGCAATTGATTGCTTATTTAATATATTAAGCATTTCCCCTGTATTTATAGTTCCATTATCATTTGTTACTCGTGCTCTATCTCCTGCACTTAATTGTTGATATGTTGGAACATCATTAAAATATCCTTGAGCGTTTACCCCACCTCTATCTCTTACTTGTTTCTCACCAACAACCGCTATGGCTTCTGCTATTTTTGCAGGATCTCCAGGAATATCACTAATGCTAGAAGATTTTTTAGGCATGTATAATTCACTAAAAGCACTCATACTACACCTCCGCCAAATAAAGTGTCATGTCTGGACCATTTATTTTTCTTGAATACTCAATATTATAGACTATAAATCTAGAGTCAACCGAAGTAACCAAGTCTAAGTTATTAGAATCTTTATAGTTAATTGTTACAATATCTCCAAGTTGAATCGTTGGAGTTGCAAATATTTTTAAACCAACTGATTTTTTAGGAACCATAAGTTTATCTATCATCCAACCCATTAGATTTTCTGCATCATCTTGTGTCTGTATGTATGGAGTATCTAAAGTAAACTCATTGTTTCCATAAATCATTCTACTTCTTTTAATTTCATCAAACCTTTGTTTTTCAACTTGCGGAGAAACAATCTGAGAAGATCCAGTTAGTAATGGGTTAGAAAAATTACTACGCTTTTTAAAGTATTCATCAACTGTTAACTCGTGAGTAGTGTCCTGTGTAAATGTAACTCCTTGAATTCTTAGATAGTTACCGCTTGTTTCGTCAAGATTTAAGGCTGTATCTGTAGCATTAAATATTAAAAATTCAGCACCGTATGAGTCTGCATAAAACCCAGATGATACGTAGCCTTTAATATTATTAAAAGTTGGGGATAACTTGGCGTAAAGTGCAGGGTATGCACGATCATACTTAACATCAAAATAAGCACACTCTCTCATTATTGAGCCAAACTCGTCAAAGTATAAATTATACTTAGGTGGTTGCTGAGCACTGATTCCAGATAGGTAGGTTGCCTGAACAATACCGCTCATTGCATATTTTCTTAAAGACTCACTAGCACTTATTTCGTTATCTCCAAAAGCAGATGATAGAGTTTCTCCAACTGTAAAGACTGTATTTTGAGAATAATTTTGTGATAAAGCATAAATATTTTCAAACATAACTCTAGACGAACCACGAACAAACGGAGCCATGTTATTGTAGATTGGAAGCGGATCTGTGTCGTCTACAACTTTAATTAATTGATTATTAATGTATAGATAGAATCTTCTTGTTTTGCCTATGTCTTGATATTCTACTGCTAAATCGTATACCGTCGGATTTTCCTCACCAGCCATTCTATACTGACCAGTAAACCTACCATCGTCAACTGTAATTTTTGCTAAACCGCCATAAAGTTTTACAGGAATTGCATTATTATTAGATGCATCTTTTTTAATTTTATAAAAAACAACATTGTTAATAGAAATATCTGATTGATTATCTTTATCTAATTGTAAGTATGATTCTATGTTATCACTTGTCAATGCAGCAATTTCAAAATAATATCCATTGTTGGTTGTTGGATTAAGCAATACTGCCAATCCTCCTGAGCCACCACCTATTGCTACTGGCTGATCTGGTTGAACTCCAGAAACCTGATAGTATGTTGTGCTTCCATTTGGAGTTTGACTACGACGCTCATTGTTCTCAATCTTGCCAATAATACGCATTCTTGTTCCAAAATGTTTATAGGAATTATCTAATTCTTTATAGACATAAGATACTAAATCAATTGAAGTTTCAGTTGTTTCAAATGCTGGTCCATTCATTACTAAGGCTGATGATTGAATTGTTCCAGTTTTTGGAGATATAGTTGAATTAACTGGAGTCTCTGTTGTATAACTTGAAGACATAAAGTTTTTAATTGTTCCGCCTCTTGAGGTCTGTTGCGCTTTAGAGTTATTAATTCCTGCTGCTCCAGTTGTAGTTGCTGGTAGAGAAATATCTTCAAGCAAAGTGGTTGTAAATAAATATTGAGTTTCCATATCACAGCCTCTGACATAAGTATTATCTGACCAATAGGTATCTATACCAGCAGTATGACTTGTTATTGTTGTTCCAAATTGAGCACGGCCATGTTCATAAACTGCACCATTTTGTAAACGAGTAACACCTTCAATTTCTTCATAAAATGGAACTGTGTAAATTCTTACTAAGCCAGTTGGGTATATTTTTCCGTTAAATGGTAATAATCTAAAAAAGTTTTGATACTCTTGATTATTAGTAATCCAGACATTACTACTGCCTTGCCTATGAGAAACTCTCCATGCTTGAATTTCTTCACCTTTTTGCGCTTCTGTAATTTCTCCATTTGCAACTCTTTTATCTAAATTATCAATAACACTTGATGGTGCTAATCTTCCAGGTAAAACAATTTCTGGTTTAGATTCATCTAAGTTTATACCGTCTGACAAAATTGGATACCAAATTGCAAGGGTAACGTTAAATTGTGCAGCATCATATCTAATAACTTCTCCATTAGAATAAAAATATCCTTGATACCTTGTAAGCCAATAAACGTTTTCTCCAAGATCAAAAACATTATTAACTATTTTACGATTAACCACACTTGGTGCAGATGCAGTAAGGTCAGAATTTAAAGGCATTGCTCCTAAAACATACTTGCCTTGTTTAGATGCAACCTCATTAATTGTTTTAGTTGAATCTGTTCCAGAGACTTCCCACAAAAGCGAGGGCTTATAAATCCAAGTCTTGTCTATATCAATCATGCTTGCTTGACGAATAGATCCATAAGATCTTTGAATGTATCTAGTTGTGTAATTAATCTTTCCGTTATTGTAAACTTTTTTGTCTTGAGATGCAATTGAAATAATATTTGGAAGCGTACCATATGATAAGTTTTCAACAATGCCGCTGACAGATTGATTGTTAGATCCAGATAAAGTCATACTGGATGCTCTGTCATCTACGTCTGGAAGCATATAGTTTTTGCTCATTACAATAAAATTATTGTATTCATCAAAAAACATTGCTGTTTGTGTAGACACTGCAAGTTGATTTAATACTTCTGCTACCGTTTGATCTGGAGCAATAAAGAAATACGGGATGATTGGATCTGGTTCGTTTGTTGTTCTATAAAATGCATAGTTGCTAAACCCAATGTAATCAAGAATTAAACTAATAGCATAACTAAGCGATACTTCTGTTACCAACATTCTTGGGGCAGGCATAGATTCTAAAAAGAAATAAAAGTCTCTTAGAGATATTTCTAATGTTCCAGCAGTAACATCTGCCTGTGGAAAACCATCAGAGTAAAGTGTTTTAATTGGAACCCAATAATCAAATCCATTTACATTTAATATTTTTTCATAAAAATTAAATTTAATGTTTTTGCGAACATAATCACTAACTATGCTAGTAGTATTGTTGTCGTTAAACGCTTGGTCATCATCAAACAAGGATATGTTTCCAGTTGAAGCAAGCAACTGTCCTACTGGTAAAGCAGATGTTCCAAGATCAGAAAGAATTTTTTTAATACTATATTCTATTGTTTTATCAGATATATCAACAACTAGTCTTGGTGACATTTCAATTAAGTCAAAGGTGGAATCAAACTTATTCATTCTTTCTACTACAACTCTTAGCCCACGAATATTTTGAAACTCTCTGTAAACAGTTTGACCATTTGTTGTTTCTTGAAAAGATAGTGGGGTTGTTAGGTTTGTAACAAATGTTGTTTTATTATCAATTTGTTCTCTTCCCAATACCCATCCGTAAACAGGAGTAAACGTATTGTATGTGTTAGTAGTGCTATTCCAAACATAATAAGTTCCAACACTTCCTGCATTTGAAATAACTAAATATGCGTATCCGTTTATTGATTCGGTTGGTAGTAGAGTAGATGAAGAAATGGTTTCAACATGAATAAAACTATCGTTAAAATTAGTCGGAATGTTTTTTATTCTATACTGTAATTCAACATATCCATCATGAGTAATGATTGGAGATCCATCATCACGAGTATCATTTTCAGTAAATACATAAGAGTCTACCCAATTGTCTCCTTCAAGATGCTGAACCTTCCATCTTGTTGGAGTTGTTTTATTTGCGTTACCAAAAAACGGATCTGCAAAAGTTCTAGATATATCAGTAAAATCTCCTAAATCTATATCTCCAACATTAGTTTGCATCTTTACAATAATTCGGTTTGCTGGCACATTTTCTTTATAAACCACAAATGGTACGGCATCATCTATGTAGTAATTACCGTTAACTATAGTTTTAGCAATACCTCTTTCAATGCCGTCTTCAGTTCTAAAAGATGTAAAATATTTAAATTGATCATATCGTGATGCCATATAATATCTTGGCCTTCTGGCAAGATCGCTACCAGAGTTTGACAAAAACTTACCTTTAAAAGCAACTGCTTTATTAATACCAGACCTTGGTCTAAATGGCTTGATGCAATCTTCTAATGAGTATAAAAGTTTATTCTTTTCTTTTATAGATGTAAAGGTTTGTGGTGTTCCATTATTTTCAAACCCTCCATCAATAACAACGTCTGCATCTGTGGCTCCAGTATAAAATAATCCAGCATCTGCGTTATCAAATGTATTTGGTAATGTTAAGAATTGAGAGTTTTGTTCTTGAGATCTATATCTGTAGTTGCCAAGTTTAAATATGTTATCTGGCATATTCATATTCCACTCAGCCAGAACTAGTGACTCTGTTTGTATTGTTGCAGATGTTTCAAAGTGATTCTTTAGGTCGGTACTTTCAAACATTTAAACTTCTTCCAGGGTTACCGATATGTTCCAAAGGTCATGATTTGTTGCCCCACGCTTTACGACGGAATAATTAAAGTCTGCAAAATAAACTTGAATGATTTGATTATATCTGTTCAAACCAGTATATTTGTAAGCCTGTCCTTCTAGGTTTGTGTACTTATCATAAGCAAGGTACATAAAGAATGGACCTTGGTGTGTTTCATACCAATCAAGAAGTTCTACGCCACCTGCACCACCATCTGCTGTGTACTCTGCTGTAGATCCTTCACTTGGTGATACTCCTGTTGTTGAGTTAAAATTTGGTAATCCTGAATACCCTCGTGAAGGCAGCATGTTCCAAGATACAGACATAGTTAATTTATCTGCAATGTGGTATGAACGCATACGACCATTAATAGTTCTTTGACGTTGCTCAATTCGCTGGGTATTAAATTGCATATCCCCTCTATTATGATCAGATAAAATAATAAACTGATCTAGGAGGTTTGGATCTGTTTCTGCTGTAGAGGCTCCTACCTCTACGCCAGTAGGCACGTATAAGCCATTAGAGAGGGTTCCAGCGTTGTTTGCCCACAATATACCCTGCGGTCTAGTATATCTTCGTCTACCTGTTAAATAAGCACTAGTAGCCATTATCGCCTCTGCCCTCTAATTCTTTGTGAGTCAACATTTTTAATTTCTCTCATTACCGCATTAGCAATATCTTTAGCACTTCCATTAGCACCATTAATACTAAATCCTAGATTATAATTATACACTGCCGTTGAGTTATCATTCATAGATGTTGAAATGTTGGTTACTGGAATTTGGGTCATACCGCCTCCACTAAGCATTCCAGGGTATTTAGATTCATTTATTCTTTCAAGCAATGGTCCGTATGCTTTTGATGCTGCCTTATTTATTACAAACTCTCCAGGAGTTAACATTGCTGGAACGGTATCAGATCCTATTGCTCTACCGCCAAAGGCCATGGCTTTAACTGCTCCCATTCCGCCCCTGCCTTTAGATAATATTGGTCCGCCAAACATTCTTTTTTGCGTTATTCTATTTAATTCTGCAACTTTGGAATTAACTTTTGCTATAGTTCCTTTAATAGATGAAATAATTGTTGCATTTTCTGCTGCAGTAATTGAGGTTGAAGTTATTGTTCCAGCCCTTGCTCCTGCTGTAAGTTCTTCAATTGATCTACCTTGAGCCTGTTTTGTACCCAAGGCTTTAGCAAGTCTTTCAGCAGCGTCTGCTTGTGCAAGTAGTTCTGCAGTAAATACCATCCCTGCTGCCTGTGCCTTTAAAATTAAACCTTCAAGACTTTCAATTTCTAACCTTGTAAGATTTCCATATTTATGACTTTGCTTAAGTTGATCAACTTGAATATTTAATGCTTTAAGGTTTGCGTTGTGTCCAGCAATTGTATTTTCAATTGTTGTTTTTTGTAATTCTAAGGTTGTCAGTTGATTTTTTTCAATTGTTGCTATTTCTAATTGAAGTACTTTATTTGTTTTTTCAATTTCAACTCTGCCAAGTGCTGCAATACTTTCATCACGAACACGAGTTAGAGTATCTCTTTGTCCAGTTAAAGCGGATTGGGCATTTTCTGCTCTTGCGTCTTGTACGGACTGTGCAGCAGCAGATATATCTCCACGAGTAAGAGCATCGGCAATTGACATTCTTTGTTTTTGAATGTTTGCAATGTTTTGATTGGCTTTTTCAATTTTATCTAAGTTTTTTATTTCTTTATCGTATTTTTCGTTTATTGCATCTTCTTGTAAGGCAATAACTTGAAGGGCATAGTTGTTTGAGTCAATAAGATTTTGAATAGGCTGAATTTGTTTTGTTCTAACATTTTCTATTTGTTTGTTGATGCCTTCTAATTTTTGTTCTTGTATACCTAAAGCATCATTTTCTTTTTTAATTTGTGGAGCAAATTGTGCATCAATGATTGCTTCACGTAAATCTACTTGTTTCTTTAAATAATCTAACTCTAATAATCTTTTATCTACTGCTGGCAATGCCTTTAGTTCTGCTGCTGCGTTGGCTTTTGTTGCTAAAGTAAGTTTTTCAATTAATGCAATTGTTTTTGGCAACGTTCCATTTTTTTCTGCTAAAATTAATAAATTTGCTACCTCTGCATTATTTGATAATTCTAATGCTTGTTTATATTCAACTCTTTTTTTAATTAAAATATTAAATGCTTTAGTTTGATTTTCTATTTCTGTTATCATTTTTTGTAAAGCATTTGGTTCACCTTTACCGCTTAAAGAATCTCTTAAGCGTTTTGCCACATCTGCAAGAACTTTTTCTTCTTGCTTTATTGCTGCTTCTATTTCTTTTCTTGCTACATCTTTTTCAAATTCAAAACCAAATTTTAATTTTTGAAATTGTGGCAATAAAGTTGTAATGCCAAGAAGAGTTGCTCTGAATAAAAGCATTTTATCTATTGGATTATTTAAACCTGCAGCAAAAGCGCCCATATCTGAGTTAACACTTTTTATTGCGGCATCAATTAATATACCTGAGTTTGCCACTCCAACAAGTTGATTTGATAACACACCCATAATTTTATTATATTCAGTTGCTCCTATTATTCCACTCTGAAATTGTCCAGTAATTCCAGAAAGAACATTTCCCAATTCCTGACCGCTTAAAATTATTTGTTTCTTTTGTGCATCTGTAATTTCAGTATAAGTGTTTCCATAAAAACGATCTATCTTTGTTTGTATTTTACCTACTCCAGCAATAAAACTATTTCCAATATCGTCTACTAACTTAATTGCACTATTTCTACCCTCTTCTTTTGATAAATCTAACTGTGCAAATTTTAAAGCAACCTTAGATTTTCCAGCCTCTTCAGCAAGGGCCTTTATAATAATATCTATTGATTCTTTTGCATAGCCTTGTCCACGTAAATCTATTGCTAATGTTTGTAGCGCTAGCAGTGCTTCGCTTTCTGTTGCTTGTTTTAAACCTTCAATTCCATCTTTATATTCTTTTTGAAAACCTTCTGTTTTCTTTAAATCTTGAATTTTACTTCTTTCATTTGGTTTTGCTTGTATTGCACTAAATTCTGTTTGAGATCCAGCCCTTGGCGTAACCACTGTACCAAAAAAATCTCCAAGAACTTTTGTTTTTTCCTTTGTTGTTGTTATTGCGTCTGCTAAGCCATACATTGCAATTCTTTCTTTTTCTCTTGCTTTATTTAATAAATTAGTTGCAACAATAAATCCGCCTATAGCAATTGCTGCTGCTCCAAACCTTAGCAATCCAATTTTTTTAAGATTATTTAATACTTTTTCTCCAGTTAATAATTGAATGATAGAAGATAAAGCAAACAATGGTCCAGTTATTTGAAATAGTATTTGAGAGAATTTTCCTAGATTTCCACCAGCCATTGATGCTACACCTGACAAGGCAGACACTGCAAATGTTCCAGACATGAATGCTTTGTTTAATGTGTTCATTCTTTGGTTCATTGCTGCCGTTTGTTTTTGCGCTTGAGTTGCTAGCAATGCATCTCTATTAAACCTTGCTTTTGCTGCTATATCGTTTAGGTTAACTCCTGGAGTTGTTGGTTTTGCCCCTCCACCAATTACTCCGCCTGGAATAATTAATCCAGATGCTGTTTGAACCATTCCTCCGCCAAGTTGTTGTCCAACTCTTTTAGCATCATCTACATATTCTTGTGCTCCTAAAATTAATCCTTGTCCTCCATCTTGTCCTATTTTTTTCATTTCTCTTGATGGAGATGTTGCTGCTAAAATTTCTCTTGCACCTTGCCCAATTCCTTCTGCTGCATTATTTGCAATTTGAATACCCATTACTCTTGCAGCAGTTTTAACACCTGATGCAGCCTGTGGATCTCTCATTAATTGATTAATATCTACTTGCTTAGAACCAAAAACATGCCCCATTTGTAAATCTGCAGCAGATTGTCCAGATTGTCTTTCATACAATGCTTTAATTCCTGGTCTTAGTTTTGTATATGAAGATATTCCAAACTTATCCATTTTAAATGCACTTTGACGTGCACGTTCTGGTATATTGCCACCTTCTGATCTTGGTGCAGTAGGAATTGTTGAATAAATATCTTTTTCTAATCCAAAAACTTTTCTTACTACTCCTTTTTCTACATCGTTTTTAATATTGTTAACTTCAGATTGAACTGCTCTTCCTGCTTGTTTCCAAGCAATAGCATATGCCTTATTTGTGTCTGAAACTTTTGTAATGACATGGTCATAATTAGTATTTAATTTATCAACAAATTTTTGAGTTACTTCCTTATATTCTTCTGTAATATCATCAAATTGTCCGCCAGCAATTCGTTTTTGTGTTACAGGAATTCCTCTTGATTCTCCGACACGTGCAGCAAGGTTTGCAAGCACATTATAAAGACCTGTTCCTGCTCCTGATTGTTGACGCATATTTTGACCTGCATTTTGAAGTCTAATTGCATTTTCTGCATAAATAGGAATTTTAGGTCCACGACCAAATTGATATCCAGGAATATTGTCTGCAATCATTCCGTTAATTAATGGGGCATACTTCTTTGTCATTTTTGCTGGGATGACTGATTCTCCTGGAGTAAGCATTGCAGGAACAGTATCTTTATTTCCACTACCTGGAACACTTACAATACCGTTTGCTAATTTTCTAACTGCTCTTCCTGGCATCATCATTCCAGGATTATTAATTGAAAAGTTTCTTGCTGCTCCTGCTGCAGAGTTGTATGCTGATATAAGTTTATTTATTTGTGCTACTTCAGCAGTAAATGTTTGTGTTAAGTTTGCATGTGTTTGATTAAGAGAGTGTGCTGCTGCTGCTGCATCTAACTGCTCCATGGTCATATACTGAGTTTGTTCTCCTAGTATTTGTGATTGACCAGTTAATCTTTGATATCCACCACGAAG